ACCATCTCTTGGCCTAATTCTTGTCCCGCCGTGCCAATGTCTGCAAGCAACTTTTTGTTGGTAGACAAATTACCAGCGCGAGGGATATTGACGCCTACCATTGGGTTTGTTTCAAATACGCCAGCTTTGTTCTCATAAAGACCTTGTCCAAGCGTCTTGTCTGTTTTGCGTCCACCCATTGTGCTCATGCTTACAGGCGCACCCTCATTGGTGGTTAGCCTGCGCGTCAGCAAGTCTTTAAATTTATCCCCACCTAATTGACCTAAGTCTGGTGCCACTTGTTCCATCGTGAGCGTAGCTGGTTGGAATGGATTACGCACTGCGGCGGCTGTATTTTCTAAACCACTTCTTGTTGCATTTAAACCGCCTTTGATAGCCTTGGGCGCCTTAGACAATGCCATAGGTGCGCCAATAGCGCCAGCCAACTCAAAGAGGGGATACTCGTCCTCGTTGATCATGCCCTTCTCGCGCATTGATTGCTTGATCTCGGGACTGCCTGTCATTGGGAACTTAGGAATGCGTTGCAACTCTCTGGTGTCGCGATAAGGGGCTGGCGGCTTTTTGCCTGACTCCAACACTGAGGTGGGTTTCTCGTCATAGAGGCTAGGTATCACGGTCTGTGCAAAGTTAAGCAAGTCGCCTCCTTGCCCAGCCGTTAACGCTCCGATGCGAAGGGCTAGCTCCTTGGCCCCGCCGGGACGGCCCGCCTGCTCCCACTCTTTTGTTACCTGCGCCTTCAGCATCTCCGATGCCCTATCCATAGTTGGCGTTTGTTGTTGAAAACTCTTTTTTGCCATCTGTGGAAAAAACCCAAATGCCGCACCCTGCGAGTCAGCCATGTTTTCCAACTCTTGGGTGGTAGGCGCTGTAACTGAGCCAGCATCAGCGTAGTGACGATCCACCATACCACCCACTGCCATGTGTTGCTCTAGTGCGCCTTTTAAGCGTTGTTCAAATGTGTTCACGGTGCCTCCGTCTTTGCGTTGCATTATCTTGTCAAAATCGTGGAAGGGTGGCAACTCTGCTGATCCACCATCTTTGCGTTGTAATCCAGTTTCCCGAACATCGGGAATGCCTTCGCTTTTGTACCAAGGCAAAAGTTGTCCTTCGCCCGTTTTAATTTGATTTAGAACTTCTTCGCGAATGTTTGCAGGGTTTGGCTGTTTTCCCTGTTGTTTGAGCGTGTAGGCAACCTGCCTTTCAAGAATGTCGAGCGCATCACCGCGTGGAGACTTGAGACCAGTTAACTCGCCACCACCAAACCAACGGCCAGCTTGCGCCATACCGCCCGGTATTCCCAACTCGTCAGCAATTCCCATCATGCCTTGCTCACCAGCGTTGTACTCGGTATTGCCAAAGCCGCCCTGTTCTTTGAAGTAGGGATGGTATTTACTGCCTTGTGTCTGGCCTGCGGCCTCGTGGACATCAAGCACCACGGACTTTCCAAAGTCGCCTGTTTTTTGTGTGCCGTAAGTAGGAATCTTGTAATTGGTAGGAATGTTAGCCTTGCTCATCTCGCGCAGGTCTTGGCCACCTTCTAAGACATTGGCCACGCCTTCACGATGCACAGGCATTAAAGGTAGTGCTACGCCAAATTTCTGCTTGTACTTAGCCATTTCAATGGCCACATTTTCTTCAGTCAATGGAATGCCACGGGCGTTCATGTCTCGTAAGAACTGACCAACAGCGGTTTCGTTGATGATAGAGTTTCTGGCGGACGCGGGCGCCAATGAATGCACCCACTTATCAAACTTTTCCGCTGGCATACCAGCCTCAAGAACTGCTTGTTTGATAGGGTAGAGCGAACCATAGAATGTTTCACCACCCAAAGGCAGGCCACGTTTGATCTGCTTCTTGATCAACTCGCGGTTGACGGGATCGGTGTATAAGCCCTCCACATGGGAAGTGCTGGCGCGGGTTGGAATGTCACGAGGAAATGCCGTCTGCTCCATGTTGGGGAACCCTTCCAGCGCATCTTTGATTGTTGAACGATCAAATGCTTGCAACTCTGGTTTGGGTGGCGTCCAAGGTTCGGTGGGTTGGTCAAGGAATTCATTAGCTTTTTGAATGCGTTTTTGAACAGCCTCGTTGGTGTTCTGCATCTTGTTAACTTTTGTTTTTTCGTAAGAGGCTTTTGCCAGTGGGCCGTATTGTTTAACTAGCTCGGGCTTTGTTTCCCTCTCCCACGTCAACTTACGTTCCGCTTGTTCGCTTGCTTTTTTAAATGCCACTTCTGGCGTCAACTTAGGGTTAGCCGCCATCAAGTCTTCCATCATCTTGTTGGTAGTCGACTGCAATATATTGTCACTGAACGCTCGAGCGTTTTTAGCGGCGTTTACTTTAGAACCAGCCTTTGTGGCCTTGCCTATGTTTGCCAATGCGCTTAGTCCGCCGACTTGCATATGGATAGCGCCACCATTTGCTTTGTGCAGTTTCACCCCCTCAACATCAGAGCCTTTGGGCGCAACAAACAATTTCTCATAGACATCATGCACTGGGCCTTTGGAAGTGGTTTTGATCTGTCCAACCACATCACCCATGCCAAACACGTCACCAACGCTTCTGGGTCGCAAGGTGGGGTTATCCCCGCCCATTGTATTCCTCAGCATTGTAGGTGTGGCGTACTCAGTGCCTAGCCCATATTTGTGGCCCATGCCAGACTTTTCTATGGTGGCCAAGAATCCAATGTCATCAAGTATTGGGTCTCCACCACTAGGAATATATTTACCTTGCTTGAGCAAATTTGAATTGGTCATTGATCCTATATCAGTAGGCAAAGACTCACGTCCAGACAAGCCGCCACTGGTCATCACAGGGCGATTGGTTATGGGGTCAATAGCCACGCCAACATCTTTGTGTATCTGGGTGTCTAGTATCTTGCCAGTCTTTGGGTCAACAAATGCACCAGAGTGAAACTGGTCACGAGTCATGTTGTTAGCACTCAATACCTTTTCAACTAGCGGTTGAACGTGTGGATTCTCATTGGGCTTGGTGAACCATCGATTGGGCATTGGAAGTATGGACTGACGCTCTGGCGTTTTAAGTCTGTCAATCAATCCAGACAACTGAGGTGCTTCGGCCTTGAATAAGCCACGAGACACATCAGCCATCTCTGGTGCCTCTTGAAGCATCTTGATAAGTTGAGCCTCATGCTGAGTGGCTGGGGCTACGTTCTTTGTTCCCTTGGCCAACATTGCTAGCCTGCTCAGACCACCGACCTGCATACGAATCGCGCCGCCCTTGGCTTCATTGATGTCTGCTTTGTTCACGTCGTATGCCCCCTTGTTGCCAATCGCTGACTTGATTTGGGATGGTTCAAATATCGCATGAGTATTAGCGCCTTCCTCATGCGTTTTAATGCTGTCATGCCCTGCGTTTCTAATGGCTTGAACAAATGAAGGGGAAGCCTCAATGGCTTGCCAATCACCGCTTTTTATGCTGTTCAGATATTCGTCAATATTTACTTTGCCGCTATCAAAATAATTATCTGACGCAAAGCCCAGTCCAAAGTCTTCGTTGTAATCATTTAACTCTTTTTTAATGAGTTTCTTGTTTTTTCTAACCCAGTTTTCAAGTTCTGCGCTGATGCCATTGTCCATTGGGTCAAACGGATTTTTTGTTTGCACATGAACGGGCATGATGTTCAAACCCTCATTGCCCTTAGACATACTGTAAATTGCGTGAGCAGTATCAGGGTCTTCAGAGACAAACATTAAGTTATTGCCCCTCGTATCCCTGCTGGGGTCAAACGCTTTTATGTCTTTATTGGTTGCGTGATACAGCCTGCCTTTGACTTTGCTTGGCTCAAGAAACTTTGCCTTATTCGCTTCACGTTGAGCCAGAGGCAACACGTCATCAGCCCCCTTAGCGAGGCTGGATAGACCTTTGGCAAGTTTGGCGTAATTAGGCATGGTTAGACAGCATAGGGGTTGACCCGCGCAGGCTGGGCATCGTAGTAGTCGTCGTCGTCATCATACCTTGGCTCAGGGTCAATGTCGAGCCACCCCATGTCTTTGAGCCACCTCATGGCTTGAGTGGCTGAGTCCACATAGTCGTCGTGCTGGGAGTCTGGGAAGGCGCATATCTGGCTTAGGAACCCTTCGGCCCAGTCTTTGACATAGCCCTTGTGTACCTCGGATTCGGGTAGCCATACACGTTTGGCCGTAAAGATGGCCGCCGTGATTTGGAGGCGTTGCATCTTGTCAGCGCGGCCCGGGTTATATCCCCGCACCATCAAGTGGGCTTTTTGCAACTCTTGAATGAGCGACAGCCCCGCCGCCTTCTCCTCGACCAATATCAAGTCAGGCCGCTTGGCATCTTTGCCCTCGCCATAGGACACCCTCCACTCATCCTGCGCC